TACTGGGCAAGCTATTTATCCAGTGCCAATTAATACAATTGATCTTTTAGATCACGTAATTCGTCAAAATAACGGTGTTACAAGTAACCAAATTGACATCAATATTAGCCGCATCTCTGAGTCTACATACTCTACGATACCTAATAAATTAACTACTGGACGCCCTATTCAGGTCTGGTTTAATCGCCAGTCAGGACAGTCTAACGCGACCGCTGTGACCTTAAACGGCACGATTGATGCTGTGACCACATCTATTACAGTTAGTGACGCCAGCGCCCTTCCTATCGGTGGTTTTATTAAGATTGATAACGAAACAATTAGCTATGCAAACGTAGTAGGAAATGTGTTAACAAACTGCTACCGTGGTCAAAACGGCACTACTGCTGCAAGCCATACAACAGGTGCAGCCATCTCTATACAGAACCTTCCTGCAATTAATGTCTGGCCCACACCCGATGCTGGTGGTGGTCCTTATACTTTTGTGTATTGGAGGTTGCGTAGGATTCAGGATGCTGGGTCTAATGGAACGGTAGAGCCTGATATTCCCTTTCGCCTATTACCTTGTATGGTGGCTGGATTGGCTTTCTATATGGCTCAAAAGCTACCAGACGGACAGGCACGAGTGCAATTTTTAAAGGCAGAATACGAGGAGCAGTGGCTCATGGCTTCTACGGAGGACAGAGAGAAAGCCGCTTCTAGGTTCGTACCTAGGACGACATTCTATGCCTAATAAGTACAGTAGTGGCAAATTTGCGATTGCCGAATGTGACCGATGTGGTCAGCGGTATAAGTTAAAGGAGCTTAAAAAGTTAGTTGTTAAACAACAATTAAAGAATATTAAGGTGTGTCCTACCTGTTGGGATCCAGATCAACCGCAGTTGTCATTAGGTATGTATCCAGTTGATGACCCACAGGCTGTACGGGAACCACGCCCTGATGTAAGCTATACGGTATCTGGAACAAGTGGTTTGCAACTTAACGGATCTAACGACACTACCTTACAGGGTGTTGGTTATCCAGAGGGCGGTAGTAGAATATTTCAATGGGGATGGAACCCTGTTGGTGGCGCTAGAGATGACGGACTAACTCCTAATGATCTTGCCCCAAGCTGTTTGGTAGGAAGTGTAACGGTAACAACAACATAAGGAGTTGAAAATGTTTAAGAAAGACGCAGACGGAGTAGCCAAAAAAGGCAAGACTGAAGGCAAAAATTTAGGTGACTCAGGTCCTACTGTTCTTGGTATGAAAGCCAAACCCAAGATGGGCGGCAAAAGCCAGATGGACATGAAAAAAATGGGTCGTAATTTAGCCAAGGTTAAGAACCAAGGCATGATGCGGAAAAGTGCTGGAAGGGGTCGATAATGGCTAATTACTCTAAAAAAGTAATGGGTAAAGAGGTAGGAGACGCTAAAGTCTATGCCCCTCCCCATACTATGAAAGGCAAAACAATCTCTGCCAAAGGCTTGTCTTCCAAAGGCATGACTGGGTCTAAAGATATGTCAGAAATGAATATCTCCGTTGATGGCATTAGTAAGACTGACGGCAAAGGTATTAATAAATACGGCAAGATTGAGATGCGTGGTGCTGGTGCAGCAACCAAAGGCAGAATGTCTAGCGGGAAGATGGGATGAACTATACGCAGTTAACTTCTGCAATTAAAGGGTTTGCTGAAAAAGATTTCACAGCAACCGTAGGCTCATTTACGTCTGCCGAGCAGATTGCTAGGTTTGTCCACTTAGCGGAGCAACGCAAATACAACTCCGTGCAGATGCACGCTTTCCGTAAGAATGTTACGGGAAATACTACTAGTGGAAACAAGTACTTAGCAACACCAGTAGACTGGTTAGCAACATTTAGCCTTGCGGTAATTAACGCAGCCAATGAGTATCACTACCTTTTAATCTGTAGAACTTCATTATTTCTACTACCCACAGTCGATTGTTACCGCAGGGACTTCTTGGCTTGGAGATAATTTTGATTCGGTATTGTTATATGGGGCGCTTTTAGAGGCAGCAAACTTTATGAAGACAGATGCTGACACCATGACCATGTATAAAGCTCGGTATGATGGTGCTATGGCAGAACTCAAACAGTTGGGCGATGCTAAAGATCGTCAAGATTCTTACAGAAGTGGACAAGTGAGGTATCCAGTTAAATGATTAGTGTACAAGGGCTAGGCGAGTCTAGCGGTATCCAAGTATTTACAAAAGACCACGGTGGCTTTACCCCAGAGGAAGTCGCTGAACGGGCATTAGATAAGATTATTCAGGTGGGGGATCAGTCTCATCCCTTGGTTCGGGAGCAAGCTATTGCTTTTAGGAATCATATTCGGGAAGTACTAGTCTTTTACATGAATGAAGCGGTAAAATTTGATCGTGTAACACTAGCTCACAAGCTACGGGAAGCTGGTCATCCTGAATTAATTAAACTTTTAGACGAATAGGAGTCCAAAATGGCTTTTACAGGCAACTTTATGTGTACCAGCTTCAAAGTACAGTTGATGACGGCAACTCATAACTTTACGAACGGTACTGGTAATACTTTTAAACTAGCGATGTATGACAATAATGCGTCCTTTACGGCTGCCACTACTGCGTATACGGCTACTAACGAAGTAGCAGCTTCTGGCTCAAGTGGCAACCTATTCTGGCTGGGGTAGTGGCGCTTGGAGTAGCGGACCTTGGGGCGAGGACTATACAGATGTAGAAGTTCCGCTAGGGGGATGGGGGTATGGCGGTTGGGGGCAAAACCCCTGGAGTGAGAATAGTGGTGGTGTAGTAGCAGCAGGACAGGTAGGTTCAGTTACTGTACAAACTACCGAAGATGCAATAGTAAACGTAACAGGTGTTTCTGGTACGGGGCAGTTAGGTAGTGCAACGGTTACAGGCTCAGCAGTTGTAGATGTAATTGGAGTAAGTGCTACAGGGCAGATGGAAGGTGTAGCTGTAGATGCTGGATCGGATGTTGGTGTAACTAGCGTAAACGGTACAGGGCAAGTAGGTTCCGTACTAGTACAAGGTGGGGCTAGTGTTTCAGTAACAGGCGTAGCAGGAACGGTATTTGTTGGTACGGTAACGGTAGCTACCACAACAGACGTCAATGTTACTGGGTTGTCAGCAACAGGCAGTATCGGTAGCGTAACGGTTACTGGAACTGCGGTAGTAAACGTAACAGGCGTTGTAGGAACAGTAGTACAGGGTTCAGTTTCTGTAGAAGCAGCAGCAAATGCTCCAGTTACGGGACTCCAAGCTACAGGAAGCGTTGGCAGTGTAACCGTACAAGAAGGTACGGATGTTGGCGTAACTGGGGTTTCTGGAACGACTGCGGTAGGAAGTGTAACAACTTCAGGTACTGCAAGTGTAGATTTAACGGGCGTAGAGGCAACTGCAACTACGGCTCAGGTAAACGTAATTACTGGTCAAAATATCAGTGTTACAGGGTTACAGGCAACAGGTAGTGTTGGAAGTGTCTTTGTATCTGTTGGTGCGGTAGTAAGCGTAACAGGCGTACAGGCAGTAGGAGAGGTAGGAAGTGTATTAATTTGGCAGGTAATTGATGACAATCAGACACCAAATTGGGTAAATATAAATGACTCGCAAACAGGCACTTGGAATGATATTATTGACACACAATCGCCCAATTGGGTTGAAATAGCGGCATAAAGGATAAACTATGGCATCGACTTATTCACCACTAAAAATCGAGCTTATCGGTACGGGCGACCAGTCTGGTACTTGGGGTGCAACAACCAACACTAACTTAGGTACGGCTTTAGAAGAAGCCATCACAGGTTCTGCCGATGTGACCTTTTCAAGCGGTACTGTTACTTTAACCCTCACAGATACTAACGCCAGCCAAACAGCCCGTAATCTACGACTTAACCTAACAGGTACGTCTGGCGGGGCGCAAAACCTTATTGTCCCAGCAATTGAAAAACTATACCTAGTTAACAACGGCTGTGCGGATACTATCACCGTTAAGAACTCCACAGGTACAGGTACAGCAGTCCCTGCTGGTAAGACCATGTTTGTGTTCAATACTGGCTCAAACGTAGTCGATGCGGTTACTTATCTAACTTCTTTGGCAACCCCATCTGCAACCATTACTGGCGGTACGATTGCTGGAATCACCCAATTAGATGTGGCTGGAACATCAGCCGCTGGAGCTAACCTTAAGCTCTATGAAGACACAGATAACGGCACAAACTTTGTGTCCCTAAAAGCTGCTGATACTATTGCTTCTAACGTAACCTTTACCTTGCCCGCAGCAGATGGCACTAACGGTCAAGCAATTATTACAAACGGTGCTGGAACCTTAAGTTTTGGTTCAGCAGGGATTTCAACAGGCAAAGCCATCGCTATGGCGATGATTTTCGGATATTAATGGAGCAATTAAATGGCAAATCCTAATATAGTCAATGTAACAGCAATTTACGGTAACACCACGTATGTTGCTCTATCCACCACTGGTGCAACTGTCTTACTATCAAATGCTGCTTCTAGCAATTTGGTATATAAGGTAAATAACATCGTGGTCTCTAACGTCAACGGCACAACCGCTGCTAACGTAACGGTATCGGTAAACTCCGCTGCCGCTGGTGGTGGTACACCTTATGATCTGGCATATCAGATCTCTGTGCCTGCTGGTGCGTCCTTGATCGTTACCGACAAGTCAACTGCTTTTTATCTAATGGAGAATCAATCCGTAGTGATTACAGCGGGAACAGCTAACTATTTAGAAGCCGTTCTTTCCTACGAAAACATTAGCAGCTAAGAGGCTTAGATGTCTGATCGCTACAAAGGCGCCATACTTTCACCCACTGCACCGACTGTTACACCACAGTCTGCTGGTGGTATTTACACGTCTAGCCAACAGCTACAGTATCAAGGTCAGGGCGTTTGGCCCACTGCGTTTAACAACCCGATAAATAACTCGTTACGTTTTCGAGCAAGTGCTTCTGCGTATTTAAACAGAACTCCAGCTAGTGCTGGTAATAGGCAGATTTGGACTTGGAGTGCATGGGTTAAAAGAGGTGAATTAAATACTGCTGATTGTTTATTAGGCTCTGGAACTAATGTTAACGCTGGAAATGGTGTAACAGAAATAGGATTTAGTTCAGACCAGTTTTTTACATGGACATATTTAAGTGGTGTAGTATGGTTTGTACAATCAACCCAAGTATTTAGAGATCCAAGTGCTTGGTATCATTTTGTTGTAGCTGTGGATACTACTCAAGCAACTGCTTCAAATCGAGTAAAAATGTATGTTAATGGAAGCCAAATAACAGCATTAGCAACAGCAACTTATCCAACACAAAATTACAATACTGGATTTAATTCAACAGATGCTCACAACATTGGTCGCAGACCTGATAATTCTAATTTACTTGATGGCTACCTTGCAGAAGTAAACTTTATTGATGGTCAACAATTAGCCCCGTCCTCATTTGGTACAACGGACGCTTACGGTATCTGGCAGCCTGTCCCATACACAGGGACATACGGCACTAATGGATTTTATTTAAAGTTCACAGACAACTCCGCCCTTACAACCAGCTCAAACGTTGGTTTAGGTAGAGACTTTTCTGGTAATGGAAACTACTGGGTTACAAACAATATCAGTATTACCGCTGGTGCTACATACGACAGCATGGTTGATGTGCCGACCAATACAAACTCGAATACGGCTAATTACTGTGTATTAAATCCGCTTTCAAATCCAAACGGACCAATATTTACTCTTTCTAATGGTAACTTAAATTATTCATGTTCTGCATCTGCTGGAAATGGTGCAAAGATGGCAGTTATTTCAACAATGGCATTACATACAGGAAAAGTTTATTGGGAAATACTTGCTACTAATACCAATGGTGGTTATGGGGTATCTAGCGAACTTACTGTATCAAGTGTTTATGGTGTTGCAAATGCAAATGTGTATTCTTCAACTCAAGCATCAACTAGTGGAATCACATATAGCGGAACAACATTTACTTACACAACAAATGATATTTTGGGTTTTGCTTGGGATGGAACTGCATTAACACTTGGTTGCTATAAAAATGGTTCTTTAATTGGAACATTTAGCGGATTTTCTTCAACAACTGTTTATTTTCCACAAATGCAACCAGCTTCAGCTTCAGCATCTACAACATTTTCAGCTAACTTCGGACAACAACCATTCTCCTACACCCCACCAACAGGCTTTTTAAGACTAAACACATACAACCTCCCAACGCCTACGATATTGGCGGGGAATCAGTATATGGATGCTACTACTTATACGGGTACAGGAGCTACTTTAGCGGTTACAAATAGTGGTTCTATGCAACCTGATTTTGTATGGTTAAAAACAAGAAATCAAGCTGGTTATGGTCATGAGTTATTTGATTCAGTTAGAGGCGCTACAAAATACTTAATATCTAACTCTACAAATGCAGAGGCAACTGAAGCAACTTCTTTAACTGCGTTTAACTCTAATGGATTTTCTGTTGGTTCATTTGGGTTTATTAATGGTTCTGGCGATAGCATTGTCGGCTGGCAATGGCGGGCTTCTAATATTGCTGGAGTATCCAACACCCAAGGCACAATAACCTCAACCGTCTCCGCAAACACGACTGCTGGGTTTAGTGTTGTTAGAATAAGTGCTTCTGGTACTTCTGGTTCTATTGGTCATGGTTTGGGTGTAGCACCTAGCATGATTATTGGTAAAAATACGGCATCAGCAGACGATTGGTATACATACCATGCATCTATTGGCACAGGTGCGTTTATTAGACTTAATACATCTGCTGCACAAGCATCTAGTGCTAGTGCATATACAAACATTAACTCAAGCACATTTACCGCTGGTTCTGGAGTTCTTAGCAACAACGCCCATATCTTTTACTGTTTTGCAGCTGTAGCTGGCTACTCTGCTTTTGGTTCTTATGTTGGTAACGGCAGTACTGATGGGCCGTTTATCTATACAGGATTTAGACCAAGATTTATTTTAACGAAAGACATCACTACAGGTTCTTTTTGGTGGGAAATGATTGATTCTGCAAGAACACCTTATAACGTTGTAGATAAAACTCTTTATGCTAATGTTTCTGATGCTGAATACACTGGCTCAAGTTACAACAAAGATTTATTGTCAAATGGATTCAAAATTAGAAATACTAATGGAGGTGACAATACTTCTGGAAGTACATACATATACGCCTGCTTTGCAGAAAACCCCTTCAAGATCGCTAGAGCAAGATAATGAGTAAACGATATCCAGGCGGTATTATCCGCAAGACTCCTCAGACACCAAGCCAGACATCTGCTCAGGGTATTTGGGATATGGCGTCCGTTACTCAGGCTGTTAAAGAGAATACTTGGCCCATCGCTGGCGTCCCCGATCCGATTAGTAAGTCCTTGCGGTTTAGGTCTAGTGCTTCTGCATATATGAACCGTACATTTACTTCAAGCGGGAATACTCAAAAGTTT